TGCTTGACTAAAGTTATCAATCCAGATGAGTTCATCATCAATTTCAATTATTCCTTTGGCTAAGTTAGAACTTGATCCAATAGGAACAGCAGTAGCAGTAGATGTAATAGCACTATTGAGATAGGTTATTCTATCTTGGCGCAGGGTGTAGCCTGCTAGAGACGAGCGAACCTCATCTATCATATCGCTAAGTGTTGGCATTATTTCCTCTCATACCAGCCATCTCCCCATAGAGTTAGCAGTCGTGCAAAGTATTGCTCGTATTGTGGTGCAATAGCTTCTAGTGAATACAACGCTACTGCTCTCTTATGTATTGCTACTGGGTCTAAGTCTTTTACCCACTCTGTTGCACCAGCAAATTCCATTGCATTTCTGCAACGATATCCGGTAACTCCTTGTGGGTTAGTCTCAGTAAAGGCTCCCCAGTCTGTAGTAATCGTTGGAGTACCACAGGCTTGTGCTTCGATAACTACGTTACCAAAAGGTTCTATGTAAAGCGTTGGGGCAAAGAGTGCAATAGCACCGCCCATTAGTTTTGCTCGCTGCTCTGGCCCGACTGGTCCTACCCACTCACCATATTCAATCTTGGGATTTGTTCCAGGACCTGCCATTATAAGTTTTAGCCCAAGTTCTTTACAAACGTGTTGAGCAACTATGATGCCTTTGCGATCTACCATACGACCTACGTATAGGTAATAATCTTCTTTCTTTTCTTGCAGTGGAAACATCTCTGGTTCTAAGTAACCAGGTATTACCGCATCGTAGAAGTTGCCATCTACTGCTGTAGGGTCTTTATACATTGCATAGATACTGTGCATCCAAGCATAGGATTCAAAGACTCTATACTTGCTAAAGACTCCACCGTAGCCAACACCGAACTCAACTGTCATATAATCGGGGTAAGCATCTGCTATCGGTTTATGTGATGCACCACCGATAACACATATAAAATCTTTTTGTACTAAGCGCTTGCCTAGTTCCTCAATTGCTTTAGCATTGAATATTTGCCAATGCGGTAATTGGTTATCAAAGGCAGCTTCGGTATAATGCTTACCTTCTAGTGCATCTGCTTGTTCTTGCTTAGTGATACAAGTAACAAGTTCATCACAAGGTGCTTCATTATCTTCACTAGCGTAGAGGTAGACCGTATGACCTAGACTCTTCATCATTATGCAAAAGCGTCTTACCTTTTCAGTATAGGCGCAGTTGACATAATCTTTAGTTGTTTGGGTATGTGGCAGGCTGATAACGTGGAATCTCATAGGGCTTATCCTACGATATGTCGCCCACAATCAAGAACGTATTGCTCGCCGTACAGATTACTGTGGCGGCTGACTTATTAGTTCTCAACTTGGGAGCAGTCGTTGTTGCACCAGTTGAAAGAATAGTTACTCCAGCGCCTTGAGCAAAGGTTACTTGACCTGCTCCATATTGGACTACGTGTATCTGGTCATTGGCACTAAAGACTGATGGAGGCACTGTAAGTGTAATAGCAGCAGCGTTATTGAGAGTAACGATATCGCTGAGATCGCCAATGACAAGTGTGTAGCTAGTACCAGTTTGAGTGTTGAATCCTGCAATGTTGCCAACGCCAGTAGCACCTGTTGGACCAGTGGGTCCAGTCAAACCTGTGGGTCCTGTAGGTCCAGTAGCACCAGCAGGTCCGGTAGCGCCTGTTGGTCCAGTTGGTCCAGTATCACCAGTAGCACCGATTGGGCCAGAGGCTCCAATAACACCAGTAGGTCCGACATCTCCTGTAACGCCTTGCGGCCCAGTTGCTCCTGTAGGACCTGTAGCACCTGCTGGTCCTGTGGCTCCTGTAGGACCTGGAACAACGCTGTCAGCACCTGTAGGACCTGTAGGTCCTGTGGCCCCTGCAGGGCCTGTAGGACCCGTAGGACCGGCAACTGTGCTATCAGCACCAGTTGGTCCTGTAGCGCCTGTAACTCCTGTAGGACCTGTTGCACCAGTAGCACCTACGCCTGTAGGTCCAGTGGCTCCAGTGGCTCCATCAGGACCTGTGGCTCCAGTTACACCAGTAGCACCAGATGCACCTGTTGAACCAGTAGCACCGACAGGTCCTTGTGGACCAGTAGGACCTGTGGCACCACCGATGCCTTGAGGACCTTGCTGTGCTGAAAATACCAATGATTGGTTGGGAGTAATGGATTCAATAACTACATAGGTTGTCATAGCGTTACAGCCCCCGTTACAATAAATAGACCTTCAAGATATCTAGTAATAGTAGATCCACTATTTAGAATCAAATCATAAGAATAGCGACCAGGAACGATTGGCTCTGTAAGTGCAGAAGAAAGAGTTACAGTAACGGTTCCTGTTGCACCAGTTAGTACCATACGACCATTTTCAGTAGTAGCCACAACAGTTGTTGTGGTAGAACCAACGAATGGGCGAACTGTCATAGTTCCTGTATAGCCAGTGATGTTGATTGGAACAGCATCGTTATTGATTGAAAACTGAAAATTGAACGTTGTTGCTTGCTCGCAGATTAGATTGAATTTAGCACTCATTGTGAGACACCTCTGAGAGCCTGCGCTGCAGGTAGGCCAGTAGTCCTAGCGATAAAGTTACATACACCGCTAAAATCAAGCCAGTCACCTTTAGGATATTCAACTTCTGTTGTGAGCGCAAAAGTAATGTCTTCCGTTCCTATAATAATAGATCCGTTAGGACCTGTTCCTTCAGATACCAGTTTGAAAGTTTTGTTAGCATATGTTGTACCAGTTTGAACAAAGGCATACTTACCATAAGCAACTTGTCCTGCAATAGAGTTATTGCAAGTATTGCAACGAGTCAATACCCACTTGGTAGATGCAGAACCTTGGTCTGTTACATAGTAAACGCCGTTAGTTGTTGCGTCAGTATTCTGCCAGTACAAGACTCGTTCACCTGTTGAGATAGTGTGACCATCTACAACAAGACGGGCATTAGAAGGTGCCGTAAGTGTTGCACCAATCCCATAACCGCCGTCTGCTCCTAACGTTCCCGGTGCATAAACACCAGAAGTAGGCGCAGTTGTTGCTGCGTGTACAAATGGGAAGTTACTCATAATCTCATTGAGAACTCCAACTGTGTCATCAACAGTAAGTTGGACATCTCTTGCCGCTGCCCATTGACGAGCAGCCAGCGCCATATCTACCATTTCGGCAGATGTTCGATAGGTGCCACCATTAGCAAGTCTGTTCATCTCTGCTAGTAAAGTTGTACCGTAAACTCCTAGTGCCACCTATATCTCCTTTACTTCTTTATTTACAATTGCAATCCCAAGCACGAAGTGACTTGTTTATTCTAGAGTTTGGATCTTTGGCAGTTTTAGCGGAAGTCAACTTGGACTTCATACCGCACATACGACCGCAGAAAGACTTGCGCCGTCCTGCAGACTTAGGTGATTTAGCAGCCTCAGCCTTTTTGACTGGAGGCTTGAGGTTCATCCCCTGCGCTTTAGCAGAGGCACGACCTTTGGCGTTGAGGCCACCCTTAGGGTTCTTACCTTCTGCTCTCTGCCACGCTGGAGACTTTGCCATTTACTTAGCAGACTTTCCCATTGCACCAGTCTGTAGTGATTCATAAGTCTCGTACTTCATTGCACCTTCGTATTGCTTATCAGGTGTTGGGTACTTTGCAATCTCTTCTTCTTTGTAGTTTTCCATTACTTCTTCTTACCCATCTTCTTAGTCTGCTTCTTGATCATCTTTTTGCCAGTCTTCTTGGCTTCCTTCTTAGCTGCTGCCATACCTTTTGGACCGTATGCAAATTCTTTCATTCCTACTTTTGGCATTTTTTCTCCTTAGTTTTTATAGGTCATTGAGATTCCATCGAAGGCTTTTCCACCTTCATTGGAAAGTTGAACTGCTGCATCTATGTCAGCTTTCTTAGTAGAGCGTGGCTCTATACCTTGCCTTGTTGCATCCCAGTAGGACTGAATCTCTTTCTCATCTGCACGAACTTTAGTCTGGTCATATCCAGATTTAGTTGGAGTAACACCAACGAACATTGGAGTATTAGACCTAAGGCACTCTCCGTAGGATTCGTGGTCTTGCGTCTTACAAGAACTTGTGCAATTACTCATACTATTGGAGTCACATAACTTCCATAGCCAGCAGCAGTTAGAACTGCTGCTTGCTCATCACTAATTACATATTCGTGACCACCAAGGAAATAGTAACTAGCTGCCGCTAAATCATCTTGGCTTGGTGTCTGTGTCATTACAACAGTAGTACCAGTAACTAATAACGATTGGCCTCGTGGAACATCTGTCATACTAGGTGCGATAGGGCCATCAATGGTTCCACCAGTAAGGCGACGACCTGCAAGACGGGCATACTTAGAGTATGGATCATCAACGTATGTCTCCCACCGGTACGGTGTTACTAATGTATATGCCATATCCAACCTTTCATAAGTAGCAGAGGCGGGTTTGACCCCGCCCCTGCCGAACGGAATTATCCGTTAGTTGCTGCAGACTCAATGCGATAGAGTGCAGACTCACGAAGGCGGTTGAAGCCTCCGAAGTAGTACCAACCGATTGTGCGGAAACGACGAAGTGCATCAATCTCTGGACCGATAACGGTTGAGATATCTGCAGCTTGTGCTTCAGCCAATGCTTCACGACCGGCAACAATTGCGCGGTAGTTGTTGGTAAATGTAACAGTACCTG